CTGCCGCCAACCAGATGGCGAGCCAGAGCTTTGACATGCTGGCTGGGGACGGCGGCACAGTGTTCGACGCCACATCTGCCATGTTCGCGGCTGGCAAAGCAGAAGCGGCATCGTTCGCCTGAATGCCAGAACCCCGCGCCATCACCGAAATAGCAGATCGGGAAACAGAGCTGTTCCTGACAGAGCAATCGCGCCAGTTCATCCAGTGCGGCGTGAACCTTGCTGCCCATTCCATGCCATTGCCTGCGGTGGTGAAGTTCCTGCGCGAACTGGCGGATCAGATCGAGGAATTCTGCTGATGGCCAAGCGCCCCTATTCTGCCAAGCAAGCCGCTAAGGGCCGCGATATCGGCAAGAAGGGCAAGGCCTTCGGCAAAATAGCCGAGACGGCAGCCAGGAAGTACGGATCGAAAGAAGCCGGGAATCGCGTAGCAGGCGCTATCCTGGCGAAACTGCGCAAGGCCGCCGCGAAGTAGGCATCTACCCACAATCTGAAAGGTGAACGCTCATGGCTGTGCCCTCTGGCGTGTCGAGAGACTCCGTTCGCGGCGTCGTTGAACTGCTGCCCGGCAATGAATTTGAGACCGTCGCCGCATCCCAGACTGATCAGGTGATGGGCGCAACCGGAGCGGCCGGCGATCTGCTGTCCAGCATTCTCGTTGTCCCGGCCACGACCTCTCCCGGCAATGTCCAGATCAAGGATGGCGGCGGCTCGGCCATCACGGTTTTTACCGGCGGTGCAACGAGCGTTGCCGATCTCAAGCCATTTTCCATCTGCCTCGGGCTTCGGTCCCTCTCGGGCGCATGGAAGATAACGACCGGTGCGAACGTCTCGGCGATCGGCATCGGTGACTTCACGTAACCCCAGCGGTCAAAGCAAAGGATAAACGCAAATGACCACTCAGCCCCGCGCCTTCAAATCCATCTTCGGCAAGCGCCTCGGCATCGGCGCCTATGGCCAAGTCACATCTCAGCAGCCCACTCAGGTCATCGACATCACGCCGAAGTGTGTCGATGCCTCGATCACGGTCGGCGCGGAATCGACCGACGTTCGCCAGATCACCATCCAGCTCAAGGACGCTCACGGCAACGCGATCGACTACGCCGAAACCGTCGATATTGTCATGCTGCTCAACTCCGGTGGCACCGACTTCGTTGCAACCGGCGGCTCGACTGGCATTGCCATCGGCGCCTCGGGCAAGCTTTTGACCATCGTCGCCAAGAAGGTGTTCAAGGCCATCTCGACCACTTCCGGTGTTATCGCACTCACCTGGACGGATACAGGCACGGAAGCGGCGTTCCTCGGCCTCTATCTGCCGAACGGCACGCGCGTCATCTCGTCCACGCTGCAGAACGCGTAACGGGACAGCTTGGAGGCAAGCTTTGTCGAAAGGCGAACTGACGCAAAAGCAGGAGGCGTTCTGTCTCGCATACGTTGAGACCGGGAACGCCTCCGAAGCCTATCGCAGATCGCATGATGTAGGCGCCGAGACTAAGCCCGAGAGCATTTGGCAGTCGGCGTCTCGCGTGATGGCTGATGTCAAGGTTCTCTCAAGGATTGCCGAACTGCGCGAAGCGGCAGCCGAGAGGGCAGAAATCACACAGGAGCGGGTGCTTCGCGAGCTCAGCAAGATTGGCTTCGCCGACATCCGCAAGGCCGTCAAATGGGGCGAGGGGCTGGCTGTAGCCGATTCCGAATCCGGCGAGGTCCGTATTGCTAACGGTGTCGCGCTCATCGGCAGCGAAGACATTGACGACGACACTGCAGCCGCGATTGCCGAGGTTTCGCAGACGAAAGACGGGCTGAAGGTCAAGTTCCACGACAAGAAGGGCGCTCTCGTGGACATCGGTCGTCACCTCGGCATGTTCAAGGACGACAAGGATAAAGGCGGCGACATCCATATCCATTTCGATGAGCGCCTCAAAGGCGTTCTGTAGTGCCGATCAAGCACACCAGAGATCAAACGAAGGCCATCGACCTTCTATCGTCCGATGCTCGATACATAGAACTGCGCGGGGGCGCTCGTTCTGGCAAGACTGTTCTGTTCATTGAGAGCATCCTTACCCGCGCTCTCGCCGCAGACGGCAGCAGGCATCTCATATCCCGCTTTAGGGGAAATGCCCTAAGCTCGATCTTCGGCCCAACCGGCACGTTCTTCTGGGTGCTCGATAATGGGTTCCCGCCAGAGGTCAGGCAGAGAACGCGGCCCAACGTTCAGGCTGGCTACTACGTCCTGCCGAACGGAAGCGAAATCTGGTATGGTGGGCTGGATGATGAGAAGCGGGTGGATAAGCTTCTCGGCAATGAGTATGCGACGATCTATGTGAATGAAGCCTCACAGGTTCCATACGGCTCGTTCACGACGGTAATAACGCGCCTGGCGCAAGTAGTGGCCCGCAATGATGGGCAAGGAGCACTTAGGCAGCGCGTCTATGTAGACGACAATCCGCCATCCGAGACACATTGGTTGCCTCTTCTGTTTCAGAGGAAGGTGGACCCTCAGTCGCGTAGGCCTCTCGCCAATCCCGGCGACTACGGCACGATGGTAATGAACCCCGAGGGCAACAGGGAGAACCTGGACCCCGCTTTCCTAGAAAGCCTCAAGAACCTTCCGGAGCGCCAACGTAAGCGCTTCTATGACGGCAAGAACGGTGATGCCGGCGAGGCGGCTCTATGGACTTCAGAGCTTCTCGATCAACAGCGCATTCTCGACGCAAGTAAGCTTCCGCAGTTCACACGAATCGTGGTGGCGGTGGACCCCAGCGGTGCCGATGATGTTGAAGACACTGATGCCGACGAGATCGGGATTGGTGTTGCTGCATTAGGGACTGACGGCAACGCGTACATTCTTGAAGATCTGACTATGCGTGGCAGCCCCAAGGAGTGGGGAGATACGGCAACGTCAGCCTACGACCGACATGCCGCCAACTGCATAGTCGGGGAAGGCAATTTTGGCGGGGCGATGGTTCGCCACGTCATCCAAACGGCGAAGCCGGGCGTTCCGTACAAGGAAGTCACCGCCAGCCGAGGAAAGCACATTCGGGCCGAGCCGGTCTCTGCGCTGTTCGAGCAGCGCAAGGTTTGGTTGGTTGGTCGTTTCCCCGACCTTGAAGACGAAATGACCGCGATGACGACGGCTGGCTACACTGGCTCTAAGTCACCAAATCGCGTTGACTGGATGGTTTGGGCGATTACCGAACTGTTCCCATCGATCATCAGGCAGGCAAAGCAGAACGATGGTGGCATCAGTGGCCGCCGCGCTCCTGTGGTCAGCCTTGGATATTCGAAACTGAAGAAACGGAGAGCCTAATGAGCGGCTTGTTTGGCAAGGCTCCTAAGCCTGCAGATCCTACCCCGATGCCCGTTCCTGACGATGCGGCGGCCAAGGCGGCCGATCTTCGCCAGCGCCAGCAGATTGCATCCCGCTCGGGCCGCGCATCCACCATGCTGTCACGCAACAATGGCGGCTCGGCGGGCACGTCGGCGTATGGAAATAGCCTCTTGGGCCAGGCCGGCTGACCTGAATGGATAGCCGCGCCAAGGAGCTTGTTTCCATCGGGGATAAGCTCTTCGCCAAGAAGCAGCAGTGGGACAGCCTCAATCAAGAGGTTGCCACCTACATCTATCCTATGCGCGCGGACTTCACGCAGACGTTCTCGCTTGGGGATGACTTCTCCGAAGACCTGATGGATTCCTTCCAGGTCCAGGCGCGGGAGACGCTCGGCAACACCATTGGGGCGCTGCTTCGTCAAGGCGAATGGTTCGCGGTCAAGACCGGCCTCGATGAGGTTGACGAAGACCCGACCAATGCGCGCTGGCTTGAGTACGCGACCAACCATTTCCGCCGGCTGGTCTATGATCGCAGGGCGAATTTCGTCCGCTCGACCAATGAAGCGGATCATGACTGGGTGGCGTTCGGCAATCCTGTCCTATCGGTGGAAGAAAGCCCGGATCGCACCCACTTCCTGTTTCGGACCTGGCACCCGAAGGAATGCGCATGGATGCTGAACCAGGTCGGCAAGATCGACCACGTTCAGCGCCACATGCCGATGACGGCGCGGAACCTGAAACTGCGCTGGCCGAAGACCATCCACCAGGACATTATCCAGGCGGCACAGAAAGACCCGGCGAAGGAATTCAAGGTTCGTCATATCGTCCTGCCGTTCGATGAGATTTACGGCGACGACAAGACCAAGCGGCGCCAGTACAAGGATAACCCGTTCTGCTCGCTCTACATCGACTGCGAGCATCAGGAAGTGTTGGGCGAAGGCCCGCTTCCGGTCTTCAACTACATCATCCCGCGCTGGCGCACGGTGTCGAGCTTCCCGCAAGGCTTCAGCCCGGCTGCAATCAACTCGCTGCCCGATGTGCGCATGCTTCAGTCCCTGGCCCGCATCCTTCTGGAGCAGGGCGAGAAGGCGGTTGACGCGCCGATGTTCGCACGGGGAGAAATCTTCCGAGACTCGGTGAACCGTTATGCCGGCGGCATGACGTACGTTGACCTTGAGGCTGACCAGAAGATCCAGGACGCCATCTTCACCGAACCTGCTTCAAGTGGCCTGAGCTTCGGCATGGAGATGAAGCAGGACGTGCGCAACCTCATTGCGGAAGCGTTCCTGCTCAACAAAATCATGCTGCCGCCGCAGCAGAAGACGGCTTTCGAGACGCAGGCGAGGCTTGAGGAATATCGCCGGGCCATCCTGCCGTTCACCGGGCCGATAGAGAGTGAATATCATCTGCCGCTGCTCGATGCAGCATTCCAGATGGCAGTCAGGAACAACGCCTTCAATATCGATGAGATGCCCAAGGCGCTGAGCGACAAGGACGTTACCTTCACCTTCGAAGGCCCGCTCAACACGGCGGAGGGCAGGCAGAATGTGCAGGCCTTCCAAGAATCGATCCAGATCGTTGCTGGCGCTGCCCAGATCGACAAGACGGTTGCAACCCTCATCGACTGGCAGAAAGCTACCAAGGACGCCGTACGCGGCACGCAGGCGCCGGCAGACTGGTTCAATGATGAACAGACGCAGCAGGATGCGGCTGACCAACAAAATACTATCGACGGGCTTACGCAGGCTGCCGCAGCGCTACAGGGTGGGGCAGAGGTGGGTAAGAGCGTCGCCGATGCTTCGGTCGCCCTCCAGCAGGCGGGCATGATCCAGCAGCCAGCGGTGGCCGCGTGAGCCACGTGGAAGTCTTCAGGCGTGAAGCCCTGAACGTCTACATGCAAACTTGGGCAGAGATGCCGCACGCCAAGAAGCTGCTCATTGCTCTTGTCCTGCTCTCGGGGTGCACAACGCAAGCGCCGGATTTGTCACGTGAAACATCGATCGGCATCACGGAGCTTTTGAAGCACGATCTGAAACACCCATAGGAGGCAACTATGGCAATTGGTAAGGTGAAAGTTGGCGAGTCTCACGAACGGCTCATGTTCGCCATCGGCGAGACGATCCGCATCCACACCTCGCAATCCCCAATGAGCGTTGAGGCCATCGCTGGAGTGTTGGCGTTCTGTGCCGGCGCTGCCATCGGTCGAGGGTGCAAGGGACGCAACGAGCGCCGGCAGTTTCGCGAAATGGCCGTTGCCAACATCGACTTCGGCTTGGAAGCGATGGTCTCCAGCATGGCCAATACGAGCCTTATCCTGCCGGATGGCTTCCAATGATCGGCTTTGGCTGTCGTTGGTTCGCCATCGATATTGGGTATAGCCCGAAGTGGGACGAGACCGGCATCTGGGTTTATGGGCCAGTCCGCAAGCAAAGAGGACGATGCGGCGCGCTCCGCTGGGAATGGTCCTTTCGGTTTTGTTACTACGACATAGACCGTAAGCGGGTTTGGCGGCATCGACCAGCTGAATTCCCGTTTAGGGGCTCTCGGCGCGTAAGGTTCCTAGACTGATGGAAGCCCACGCTCCGGCTCCTTACGACAAGGACATCCTCATGGCGGTGCGCGCCTGCATCGCCGGCAAGGCCAATGAGGGCCAGCAGCAGACGGCTATGGACTGGATCATCAACCAGGCCAGCAACTACTACGACCTGAGCTATCGCAAGCAGGACAGCCACGCCACGGCCTTCGCCGAGGGCAGGCGGTTCGTCGGCGCCCAGATCGTGAAAATGCTTCGTGCGGAAACCCTTAAAGCAGTCGAGGGCAAGCCGCCGAAACCAGTTCGAGGCAAGAGGCAAGAGGCACAGGAATGAGCGAGGCAGCAGCGGTCGAGAAGGCCGCCGAGACGACTTCGGCTGAGACTACCGCCGAAACGACCACGCAGACGACCACGGCGGCCGCTACAGAGGCGGCGAAGACTTCGGAAGCAGCAAACACCGCTGCGACCGAAACATCGTCTGGCGAGGCTGAGAAGACCGAAGCCAAGTCTCCCTGGGGCGACAACTGGCGTGAGGAAATGGCAGGCGGTGATGATGATGTTGCCAAGGCCATCTCCCGCTATGGTTCGCCCAAGGGCGTCGCTCGTGCTCTGCGTGAGGCACAGGTTGCCATACGCTCCGGCCAGCAACGGCTTCCCAAGCCTGATCCCAAAGACGAAAAGGCCATGGCCGAATGGCGCAAGGCCGAGGGCATCCCCGATGATCCGACCGGCTACAAGCTGCCGGAGACTGTCACCAAGCGCCTGACCGATGAAGACAAGCCGGTCCTGTCGTCCTTTACCGAGTTCGCTCACCAGAAGGGCGCGCGGCCCGATGTCGTGGAAATCGCGTCGGAATGGTACGTCGAGATGGCTGAGGCAGCTCAGGCCAAGCAGATCGAAGAGGACAAGGTAGCCTCTGAGCAAGCCGAAGACGCGCTGCGCAAGGACTGGGCACACGGCGAGTACAAGGCCAACACTACGATTGCCCGGCGCTTCATCGAAGGCATTCCTGGCGTGGGCGCCAAATGGGCAGAGGCCCGCATCGACGGCAAGCGGCTCGGCGATATTCCGGAGTTCATCTCTTGGGCCGCCGATATGGGCCGCGAGAAATTCGGCGATGTTGCCTTCACCAGCAGCGATTCCGAGCGCAAGCACACAGCGCGCATGGAGGAGATCAAGAAAATCATCGGGACCGACGAATATTACGAAAAGGGTCTCGACAAGGAATACGCGGCGCTTCTCGAAAAGGAACTGAAGCGCAAGAAATAGGAATTCCCTGATCTCTGTCAGCGGATAGCAGCTCGCTTCGGCGGGCCTTTTTATTGCCTGCTCGGCCACCCCGGCAACGGCCCCGAGACGGCAAGTCTACTGCCTATGACGTGAAGCCCCGAAAGTTGACCGGCCACCCCTCGCAAGAGGCCCCGGAACGCCTTCGGCCACCCTGCACGGACAGCGGCTCCAAAACCCCTCAACCCTGAAAGGAACTGATCATGGCTATCGAAGCCGCAATGATTCAGTATCGGCAGGAGTTCGTCGGGGCTTTCGAGCAGCGCGTGAGCCTGCTCAAGGCCATGACGACCAAGGAAGCGGTGATCAAGGGCAACCAGGCCACCTTCCTTGTTTCCGGCTCCGGTACTGATACCGCAGTCACCCGTGGGACCAACGGCCAGATCCCGTATGGCAACCCCACCAACAACCAGGTCACCGCGACGCTTGTTGAAAAGCATGCGCCGTATGAACTGACCGGGTTCAACATCTTCGCCTCGCAGGGCGACCAGAAGCGCGTCATGCAGAATGCGTCGATGGCGGTCATCAACCGCGACATCGATCTCACGCTGCTTGCCGAGCTGGCTAACGCTACCCAGGACTATCCGTCTTCGGCGCAGACCGCGTCGCTGCAGATGGTCGCTGGCGCCCAAGCCATTCTGGGCAACGCGGATATTCCGGTGGAAGACGAGAACAACATGTTCGCGATCATTTCTCCGGCGTTCCGCGGCTATCTGCTCCAGACCACGGAATTCGCCTCGGGCGATTACGTGGACGTGAAGCCGTTCGGCGGCCCTGCTCGCAAGATGTTCCGTTGGATGGGCATCAACTGGGCTGTGTCCAGCCGCGTCACCGGCCTCGGCACTTCGTCGGAGCTTTGCTACCTGTTCCATCGTGACGCCATCGGCTACGCGGTGAACGTTGGCGAAGAGTCGATCGCCATCGGCTACGACGAGAAGCAGGACACGTCCTGGTCGCGCGCCACCGTCTTCCACGGAGCAAAAATCCTCCAGAACACCGGCATCGTGAAGTGGACTCACGACGGCTCGGCGTTCGTTGCTACGTAAGGAGAACGGACAATGGCATACGTTGCTGACAATCTCGCAATGGTCTTCGCCCCTGTGGGCGGCGGTATCATCCCGCGAGCTTTCATCTACCAGACGACTTCCGACTCCGACGCCACGATTGTTGGCGCCGGCTACTTCGCGGATGGCGTCACCAAGGGCATGCGCGTTGGTGATCTTGTCTTCGCGGTCGCCACGACTGGCCCGAAGTACAAGCTCTACCAGGTCGCATCGGTCTCCGGCGCGGCTGCTACGGTAGCGGCTCCGACCGCGATCACCTGATAGCAGCCTAGCGACTTCGGTCGCTGGTTGCCTCCCGGCGGTCGAGGGGGCTGGCCAGATTGCGCTGGCCCCCGAACCGCCTTCAACAAATGAGGCAAACATGAAGATTCCCGCCAATACGGCGCTCAACAGCGCTGATTTCACCCGCACGCTTCGCCGCCTGATCGTGCCCAACGACATGACGATGGAAGACTTGTCTGTCCCCGGCAATTGGGCGCACGTCTCGTCCAAGGTCAAGGTCGATGACGAGGTGATCGTCATCCCGGAAGATCGGACCTGGCGCCTGCATATTCTCGTGGTCGAAGTCGGCGTTGGCTTCGTGCGCACCGCGCTCCTCCACGCAATCGATCTCACGAAGACTGTTTCCAAGGCTCCGGCCGTCGAGCAGCCAAGCGCCGTGCCCGACGATGCTCCTGAGCCGCCAGCGGGCTACACCGTCAACTTCGCGCCGGCTCATAAGTGGCGCGCGATGACGAACGACCCGCATATGGTGGTCAGCAAAGACCATCGCACCAGAGCGGAAGCCGTCGCTGCTGCTGTAGCGCATTCCCGTAAGGCCTCTGGGCTCGCCGCGTGACCACGGTCGCTTATCGCTGGGGTGTGCTGGCGGCTGACAGCCGCATGATGAACGGCGGGTGGAAACACCGTTATGCCGCAGAAAAACTATTCCGTCTGCCGGACGGTGGCGTTGCTGCGGTAACCGGCACTTACGCCGAAGCCGTGGCGTTTGTGACATGGCTGCAGGGCGGCGAGGTTGGTGATAAACCATCCATCTCCGAATCGACAGTGATCCGTCTTCGCAAGAACGGCACGCTGACGATCTATGAGGGGAACGCATCGTTCAACGTAACGACAGAATTTGGCGCGTGGGGCAGCGGTTCCCCCGCCGCTAATGCCGCGATGTACATGGGTGCCGATGCTGCAAAGGCCGTCGAGATAGCTGCGTTGCTCGATGATTGCACTGGCGGCGAGGTCTTCACCATGAAGTGCGAGATTTGAATGGCCTCCAAGCTCAGCATCTACAAATCAGCGCTGCGCTATCTCGGCAACGCGGCCGGCGTGGCAAGCCTCACCGAGGCAAGCCCGGCCCGCTATGCGCTGGATGATGTCTGGCAGGAAGCCGGCGAATACATGCTCGCCAAGGGCTTGTGGAACTTCGCCATCCGCTCTTCCGAGTTCCAGCATGACGAGGATGTTGGGCCGCTATTCGGCTACCAGTACGCATTCTCCAAGCCTACCGATTGGGTGCGCACAGTCTCGATCTCCAGCGATCCCACGTTCCAGATCGGGTTTGAGGATTACAATGACGAGACGGACTACTGGTACGCAAACGCCGATCCGCTCTATATCCGCTACATCTCCAATGACAATGATTACGGCTGGAACATCGGCAAGTGGAGGGAACCCTTCGCCCAGGCCTTCGCAGCCTATATGGCGTTCCAGAGCGCGCTGCCAATCTCAGCGGATAAAGGCAACCGTACGGATCTGTTCAATCTGTCCAAGGCTCTCTTGACCGAAGCCAAGGCGCTCGATGCCGTCGATGACAAGGTGGACTATTCGCCAGCCGGACGGCTGGTGCAGTCCAGGATGCGTCGCGGCTCACTCTCCGGGACGCGCCGCGGTCTCTGATGCCGAAGCTTAACGTCTACCTTCAGCACTTCGCGGTCGGCGTGCAGGACAAGAAGCATCTGCCGCGCGTCGATCTGGAGCGTATGCGGCTGGCTGCCGAGACGCAGACCAATCTGCTCCCGCTGACCAGCGGTCCTGCCTTCATGCGGCCTGGTCTGGAATATCTCTCGACCACGGACAGCAACGATGTCTGCCGGGTGAAGGAGTTCGTTTTCGGCGCCACCGATGCCGCGCTGATGGAATTCACCGACCAACTTATGCGCGTCCGAGTGGACGATACCCTGGTGACACGGCCTGCAGTCACGGCGGCGATCACAAGTGGGGATTTCTCGTCTTCGACGGGCTGGACGCTCACGGCCACGTCAGGCGCCACTTCGACTGTCTCTGGCGGCTATCTCAATCTCACGGCTCTGGCGCGCGGCTCGAAGGCCTCCGCCGCGCAAACCGTTACCGTCAACGAGGCGAACACCGAACACGCACTGCGCATTGTCATCGAACGTGGCCCGGTAACGCTTCGCGTCGGTTCCACGTCTGGCGGCGACGAGTATATCAACGAAACGGTTCTCCGCACCGGCACGCACTCCCTGGCGTTCACACCGACTGGTGCATCCTTCTACCTTCAGTTCTTCTCGACGGATGAAAACCTGAAGCGCGTCGATAGCTGCGTCGTGGAATCGGCCGGAATCATGACCGTGCCGACGCAATGGCTTGAGGCTGATCTGTTCAAGATGCGCTTTGCGCAATCGGCGGATGTGGTCTTCGTCGCCTGCGCCGGCTATCGGCCGCAGCGTATCGAGCGACGTTCAACCCGCTCATGGTCTGTTGTCCGGTATCAGCCCGCCAACGGCCCGTTCACGCTCGGAACCACTCGCGATGTCAAGCTGACGCCAAGTGTCACCGAGGGAAACGGCACACTTACAGCTTCCGCCTCGTTCTTCAACTCCGATCATGTCGGCACGCTGTTTTCGCTCACCCATGAAGGGTTCGAGTGCCACACTCAACTGGCGGCCGAAGGCGAATTTACAGATGCCTTCAGGGTTACGGGCATTCAGGGCAGCAGTTCTGAGGGGCACGACCGGGATTGGGCCTACCAAGTCACAGGCACATGGGCTGGCACACTTCGCTGGCAGCGATCCTTTGATGGGAAAGACTCTGGGTTCAGGGACTTTAGGAAGCAGTCTGGGACCAGCGATGTCGACATCACGGGCAACGTTGCGTGGACCGCGAACAATGACGACGATGACAACGCTGTCATCTGGTACAAAATCGGCTTTAAGCCGGGGCTCTATACATCTGGCACGGCGACCATAGATGTCGATTACGATGGCGGCAACGGCACCGGCATCTGCCGCGTCACCGCATACAACTCCCCCACATCCGTCGATATCGAAATCCTGGCTCCGTTCCATGATACGGTGGCCACCGATGACTGGCGCGAGTGCGAATGGTCCGCCAATCAGATATGGCCGTCCGCTGTAACTTTTGCCGAGGGGCGCCTGTGGTGGTCTGGCTCGGATCGCCTCTGGGGCTCCGTCTCTGATGGTTTCGAGGACTTTGACGACAGCACGGAAGGCGATAGCGGGCCGATCTCGCGTTCCATCGCCACGGGCGGTGTAAATGACACGCAATGGCTCCTTGCCCTTCAACGCCTTCTTGTGGGCACGGAAGGGGCTGTCTCGACGGTGAAGTCCTCATCCTTCGATGAGCCGCTGACGCCGACGAACCTTTCGATCAAGGACAGTTCGTCTACTGGTGCATCCTCAGTCGATCCGGCGCGCGTCGATACCAGGGGCGTCTTTGTCGATCGCTCGGGGAGGGCGCTGTTCGAGCTCTCATTTGACGGGACGAGTTCAGACTACAACGCCACGCAGATGAGCAAGCTGGCGACGGACCTGTTTACGTCCGGCATCAAGACGCTCTCCGTGCAGCGTAGGCCGGATACCAGGATATGGGTCATCAACAATGATGGCTCCTGCGTCTGCATCGTCTATGAGCCGCTGGAACAGGTTCTGGCTTTCATTCCGATTGAAACAGATGGGGAGTTTGAGAGCGTCGCGGTTCTGCCGGCTGATGAGCAGGATCGGGTGTATTTTGTCGTCAATCGAACCATCAACGGTTCGGCGGTTCGCTACATCGAGAAGATGGCACTCGATAGCGAGGTGAAGCCCACGACCTTGTGCAAAGTCATGGATGCGCACGCCCACGGAACCAATTCCCCAGCGTCTACGACTATCCATGTCGGCACGCATCTCCAGGGGGAAAGCGTTGTCGTCTGGGCCGATGGCGCCCCGCTGGTGACGCTTGGGGCCAATGGCTACACGACGCCGAACACCTACACGGTGGACGGCAGCGGCAACATCACGGTTGGCTCGGCTGTCACCAATTGGGTTGCCGGCCTGCCCTACACCGCGCGTTACAAGTCCGCAAAGCTGGCCTACGGCGCGGCGGGCGGGACTGCGATTCTTCAGATGAAGAAGGTGGATGAGGTCGGGGTCATAGCTACTGATTTCGTGCGCGCCGGCATCCGCTACGGTTCGCAGTTCGACAATGCGGACAGGCCACTGTTCCCACCGCCCGCCCAGAAGGATTTCACCACGGCACCTTCTATTGTTCTCAGCGATGTGAACGATGAGGAGGCTTGGATGTTTCCGGGCGAATGGAACTCGGACAGTCGCGTCTGCCTCGAAGTGGCATCGCCCAACACGGCGACGTTCATTTCCATGGTGTTCGGTGTGACCACTAACGGCTGATGCTTACAATCCATCCTGCCGATCCGCATCAAGTCGCGGTTGCTCTCGATGTGGTGATCGACTGGCCAGCGGTTGCCTTTATCGGGATCGATGACGGCGAACTGGTAGGGACGGGCGGCATAGCCTGGGGCGCGGACAAATGCTGGTTGTGGCTTCAGGTCCTAAAGCCGAAGCCATGGTACGCAAAGCCGCTGGTCAAGATGGCCAGACAGATGCTGCGCAAGGCGGTGCAGCTGGGCGAATCTGAAGTCTACACCGTGCGGGATGCTCAATACGCGTCTTCCGCGAAGCTCCTGAAACTGGTCGGGTTTGAACTGTCCGAGATCAAAGACGGGCAGGAGGTTTGGGCATGGCATTTCTCCCCATGATTGGCGCGCTGTTCGGCGGCGCAAGTGCCGCTGGTGGCACAGCCTCCCTCGGTTCGACGCTTGGCGCGATCGGTAGTGTCGTGTCGGGCGTTGGCACCGTGGCCGCTGGCGTCGCTGAGAACAATGCGGCTAAATTCGAAGCCGCCCAAATGGACCAGAAGGCCAAGGAAGAGGTCGCCGCTGCTCAGCGTGACGCCATGCAGAAGCGCCGCGAGGGAGCGCTGATCAATTCCAGGGCCCAGGCTATCGCGGCGGCTTCGGGCGGCGGCGCCGGCACCGATGCGCCGACAATCGTAAAGCTCATGGGCCAGACAGCGGGCGAGGCGGATTACAACGCGCAGACGGCCATGTATGGCGGCTACTCCCGCGCTGCCGGCTTGAGGGATAGCGCTAAGGCTCGTCGCGCGTCCGGCAATGCGTCGCTTCTCGGCTCCGTTCTCGGTGGGTTCGGCCAGACAGCGGGCGGTCTCTACAAATCCGGCGTGTTCGGTTAAGGGGAGGCTATCATCGCCCGCCTTCCAACAGCGCTCGATCTCAGCGGCCCGGAGAATCTTCGCTCCGGCCGCTCTATCGCGACGATAGACACCAGCGGCATTGGCCGTGGGCTGGCAAGCCTTGGCAACTCGCTGGAACAGATCGGCGCCGAACGCCAGCAGCAGCAGAACACCGTCGATATCGCCCGCGCCGAGGCCGAGAAGACCAAGGGCCTGCTAGAGGTTCAGGATCAGTTCGCGCACGACCCGGACTATTCGACATACAGCAAGCGCGCTCCGGTCGCTGCGAACGAGGTCGTTTCCAAAGCCGCCAACCTCATCCGCGATCCGCAGATGCGCGCGCGCTGGTCGATCGGTGCAGGCACGGATGCATTCCGCGTCGCCAATGGCATCAATGATCATGGCGTCACTGTTGCACGTGAAGCAGAGACCGTCGCCTTCGACAATGCGCTTGAGACCAATCGGCGCCTCTATGTCGATCCGAACACACCGCCCGATGTAAGGGCCAAGGCCAAGGCCGACATTGCTGGCGCGATCGATCAGGGGCAGAAGTCAGGTCTTCTCGATCCGAGCCAGGCGGAAGCCCGCCGCAAACAGTATATCCAGGATGCCGAGTTCTCGCGCGGCAAGCTGGCGGTTGAACAAGATCCGTCGATCATCTCAAAGCCAAAGGGTCCGGTTGCGGGCATCGTAGCGGCGGCGGCAACAAGGCATGGTGTTCCGCCGGCAATCGCTCTCGGCATTGCCCAGATCGAAAGCGGGATGAACCCGAACGCTAAGGCGGGCACGTCATCGGCTGGCGGATTGTTCCAGTTCGTGGACGGCACGGCGGCGCAGTATCATCTGCGCAACAAGTTCGATGCCGAAGCCAACGCGGAAGCCGGCGCTCGCCTGACAGCGGACAACATAGCGGGGCTGAAGAAAGACCTTGGCCGTGATCCGACGCCAGGTGAGGTGTATCTCGCTCACTTCTCCGGTTATGGTGTTGCCGAGAAGCTCGCCAAGGCGCCAGCCGACACGCCAACCAGTGACATCTTCAGCCCGCAAGCGATCGCGGCCAACCGATCCATCCTTGCCGGCAAGACCGCGGGCGAGGTCAAGGATTGGGCCGAGGCCAAGATGGCCAAGGGCATGCATGACGCGGGAGCTGGGACCAACCCCGACTGGTACAATTCGCTCTCGCCCGAACAGCGCCAGGTCATCAACAACGAGGTTGACACCCGCAACAACCAGATCGCCGCGCAGACCCGCGCCGATATCGAGGTTGCCACGACGAATGCGCCCGCTGCGATCCTGAACACCGGGCAGTATACCGGCACCGTTCCGACGCAGCAGCAGTTCTACGACGCCTACGGCCCGCAGGAAGGCGCGACACGCTATGATGCGTTCGTTGCCTCGATGCAGACCAACAAGCAGGCCTATGACATGCGCACCATGTCGGCGGCCGATATCCAGTCAATGGTCAATGCGGCCAAGCCGACATCATCGGGTGACAATGCGGCACTCGAAGCGGCTCGATACAAGACGCTTCAGGATGCGCAGGAAGCCACGATCAAGGCACGCGAGTCCGATCCGGCAACCTACATTCGGCAAGCGTTCCCTGATGTCAATCAGAAGTGGAACGACGCGCAGGCGCAGGGCA